TGACGGTGGATGCTGTGATGGAGGAGTACCGCCGCTGGCGCAATGAGTCCTGGCGATACGACGGAAGTGATAAGTACCCGTGGTCTCAGCCTGTGCTGTATCACATTTGCCTCGAGATGCGTTCAAAGGGGATTGAGCGCCAGATGACCGAAGGGGAATTAAAACGGCTTGCAGAACGGCAACTGACGAAATGGGCAAAGCATGTTAGTAACGGCCTGAGCGTTCCGCCAGTCCGGCGACAACTGGCGGCCCCCAAACGCCCGTCGGGGCCAACGCCAATTGAGTTGCTGAAACAGGAATATGAACGCCGGAAAGCGGCTGGTTTTGTTTGAGTTGAGAAGTGATTTTTTACCGGGAGGAAATTTATGGAGACTGTTTTTGACGCACTGAAAGCGATGGGAAAAGCCACGTCGGTATAGCTGGCTGCGCGACTTGATATCAGTCGTGAAGAAGTACTGAACGAGCTGTGGGAACTGAAAAAGGCTGGCTTCGTTGATAAAAGCGTATACACCTGGCGTGTGGCTGATAACAACGTTCAGCAGGAACAGCCAGCGCCAGAAGAAACCACCACGGCAACAGAAGCGAAAATCTCAGAGTGCGATTTAACCGCGACGATTGAACAACGCGGACCACAAACGGCGGATGAACTGGCTACGCTGTTCGGTACAACATCCCGCAAAGTTGCTTCAACGCTGGCAATGGCAATCAGCAAAGGTCGTCTGATTCGCGTAAACCAGAACGGTAAAATTCGTTACTGCATACCAGGTGATAATTTACCAGCAGAGCCGAAAGTTGAATCGGTAGCGGAAACCGATGGTAAAGCCTTTCCTCAGCCAGCCGGTGTTGCGTTACCGGTACAGAAAGATGCAACACAGGAAGATATTAAAACAGAAACTGTGGCGGACATTGTGCAGTCGCTGCCATCGTTTACTGCAACGCGAGAAGATGATTTGATTTTGCCATCGCTGCATATGGCAAATCGCGAACTGCGTAGGGCGAAGAATCATGTCCAGAAGTGGGAGCGAGTCTGCGCCGCGCTGCGGGAGCTGAACAAGCACCGGGATATGGTTGCCGGGATTTGTCGGAAGTCCGGGCAATGAGCGGATGGTGCAGGCCTGAAATCATGATACTAACAATGAAGGTAAAATGCATCGGCAGTCTGATTGGTCGTAGTGAGGCGGCGGTCAGGATGAAAGCCCAGGTTAAGGGAATAAGCCTGATTCTGCGGGGTGATTTTCACCAGTCAACAAAATATCCGTAGCGCGATAACGGTCAAAAATTATGGCGCTGACACTTTTGTGCCACTGGAGATGACTGTACCTAAGTTCAGGGGAGAAGAACACGTCCGGTGGGATGGTCGGGCCAGATTTAAAGGGCAGGTCATGGCTCCAGCCTGTACGCTGGCAATGGAGGCTGCCTGGCGGGAAATTGATATGGGAACCACGCCACTCAGGGATTTACTGCCGGTCCAGAGAATAAATTCCTGTTACGGTTACACCACTGTGATCTTGCAAGTGCAGGAAAGTAGGTCTACACGGTAACGCGAGTGCGTGTAACTTTTGATGTCATTCCCGTAGAAACACCGGACAAATTTTCGCTGACAGGTCATGCAGAAGGTATAAATCTGCAGATTATGGACAATTACGGATATCCGGCAAGAGCCGGAAAAAGCATGCCGCCTCTAATTCTCAGTGGAAGATGGACTTGATTATACTCATTGCATTGTCAGAAATAGTTATCCATTAAAGGCTGGCTATTCCAAACAGGATGTTGATTACAAAAATGTAATCAACATGTAAGGTTTATACTCTTCAATATGCGTATAATTTTCCTTATTTTGTTGACTTTAAATAACAAGCTATGCACGAGGTAAAGTCGGATAAGTTTATCTGGATGTAATATATATTATTTGTAGTGTTTATAACTTTATTTCATGATAACCAATAAAAGGAGTTTTTTATGAGGAACATAATGGCAGGTTTTTTAATATTCCTGTCTTCTGCTGCTTATGCTGATATCAATCTGTATGGTCCTGGTGGCCCGCATACAGCCTTGCTTGATGCAGCCAAACTTTATGCCGAAAAAACAGGTATTATAGTGAACGTTCATTACGGCCCACAGAACAAATGGAATGAAGATGCCAAAAAAAATGCAGATATCTTGTTTGGCGCATCAGAACAATCTGCTCTGGCTATCATTCGGGACCATAAAGACAGCTTCAGTGAAAAAGATATTCAGCCTCTTTATCTGCGAAAAAGTATTTTACTGGTAAAGAAAGGTAATCCTAAAAATATCCGGAGTATTGACGACCTGACCAGACCTGGGATTGGCGTAATTGTTAATGATGGTGGTGGTACCAGTAATACATCAGGCACTGGCGTCTGGGAAGATATTGCCGGACGTAAAGGGAATATAGAAACTGTCGCCGCAATCCGAAAAAATATTATTTTATATGCGCCCAATAGCGGAACTGCACGTAAGGCTCTTGAGAATCAGCCTGGAGCAGATGTCTGGATAACCTGGGCTGACTGGGCAGCCAGTAATCCAGAAATTGGTGATGTCGTGGAAATAGCGCCAGACTACGTGATATGGCGTGATATGAACATTACAGTACGTCAGGATGCAAATGATGAAACCCGTCGATTTGCAGAATGGCTACAAACCGATGAAGCGGCGCCTGCATTCAAAAAATATGGCTGGACCAGGAAAGGCACTTGACATCCTCGTCCTTCAGGACGTGGATTCTTTTTCCGGATGCCGCGCCAGCGGCATGTAGGGGCAGCTCACAAAACGGAAAAAATTGTACGCTAAGCCTCGCCAGGTGAACTGAATTCATTCCGATATGGGAATTCCCATATCGGGCGAAAACGGTTTGCTGTAACGGCAGAGTTAAGTAGGATTGCTGCGGGTGCTTGAGGCTATCTGCCTCGGGCATGAACACCAACGGCAGATAGATAAAAGCCCCACCCGACTATAAATCGAAGTGAGGCCCCTATATGCTTCACAAATAGGTTGCCTCTTACGCGCCGAAAGGCAAGGAGAAGCAGGTTATGAAGCAGCAAAAGGCGATGTTAATCGCCCTGATCGTCATCTGTTTAACCGTCATAGTGACGGCACTGGTAACGAGGAAAGACCTCTGCGAGGTACGAATCCGAACCGGCCAGACGGAGGTCGCTGTCTTCACAGCTTACGAACCTGAGGAGTAAGAGACCAGGCGGGGGAGAAATCCCTCGCCACCGCTGATGTGTCAGGCATCCTCAACGCACCCGCACTTAACCCGCTTCGGCGGGTTTTGTTTTTTCTGGTCGTTCTGGTTTACAATCCATCCGTCAGCCTGAACAACTGGCACCTGCTGCGCCAGCAGAGAAAACAGATGGCGCACGATACCAAATTTTACAATTCGGATAACTCTGCCGCCCCTGCCAGCAGGCACGGGCGGCGTTCTCATGCATTCAAATCTGACTGGTATCAGCACGACCCCTGCACCGAAGAACAGGCTGAATGGCTGATTCAGTGTTACCGCAGGCGCGGATACGAGGTTAAGAAAGCCCTCAGTCTCGATTATCGTCACTGGATAATCTCCGTCAGGCTTCCTTACTCCGAACGCCCACCGCGTCCGTCCCGCACATTCCAGCAACGCATCTGGAGGTAACGTGCGGGTATTACTTCGACCTGTTCCGGTACCGGAACTTGGGGTGGTGGTCCTTAAACCAGGCCGTGAATCCATGCAGGTATTCCATAACCCTCGAGTGCTTGTGGAGCCGGAGCCGAAAAGCATGCGCGGTCTGCCGTCCGGCATCGTTCCTGCCGTTCGCCAGCCGCTGGCGGAGGATAAATCATTACTGCCATTTTTCAGCGACGAACGAGTGATTCGTGCTGCTGGTGGCGCTGGCGCACTGTCTGACTGGTTACTGCGCCATGTTAAATCCTGCCAGTGGCCACACGGCGATTATCACCACAGTGAAACCGTCATTCACCGTTATGGTACCGGCGCAATGGTGTTGTGCTGGCACTGCGACAACCAGTTGCGTGACCAGACCTCCGAATCACTTGAGCAACTTGCTCACCAAAACCTGTCAGCATGGATGATTGACGTCATTCGTCACGCAATGAATGGCACACAGGAGCGTGAATTATCGCTGGCTGAATTATCCTGGTGGGCGGCCTGCAATCAGGTGGTGGATGCACTACCTGAGGCAGTAGCGCGTCGTTCGCTGGGATTACCAGCGGAAAAAATCCGCTCCGTATACCGTGAGAGTGACATCGTACCGGGAGAACAGACAGCCATCAGCATACTGAAGCAGCGCACAAAAAATATTGCGCTGCCACTTCACGTCCACCAGCAACAAAATCCACCACAGAAAAAAACGGTTGTCAGTATCGCCGTTGATCCGGAGTCTCCTGAATCGTTCATGAGGCGGCCTAAACGTTGCCGCTGGGTTAATGAGAAATACACGCGCTGGGTAAAGACACAGCCGTGTGCGTGTTGTGGTAAGCCTGCTGACGATCCGCATCACCTGATTGGTCATGGTCAGGGGGGAATGGGGACAAAGGCCCACGATATTTTCACGCTACCGTTGTGCCGGGAGCACCACAACGAACTTCATGCAGACCCGCTGGAGTTTGAGAAAAAGTACGGCTCTCAGATTGAGTTAATTTTTCGTTTTCTTGATCACGCCTTTGCGACTGGCGTGCTCGGGTAAAAGAGGTGACTGATGCTCATAGATTTGGTTTTACCTTACCCGCCGACGGTGAACACTTACTGGCGACGTCGTGGCAGCACATATTTTGTATCAAAAGCCGGTGAGCGTTATCGCCGGGCAGTGGTGCTTATTGTTCGCCAGCAGCGACTGAAATTAAGCCTGTCCGGACGGCTGGCAATAAAAATTATTGCAGAGCCACCGGATAAGCGTCGTCGTGACCTGGACAATATTCTGAAAGCACCGCTGGATGCGCTGACGCATGCGGGAGTGTTAATGGACGATGAGCAGTTTGATGAAATCAATATTGTACGTGGTCAGCCAGTATCTGGTGGACGGCTGGGTGTGAAGATTTACAAAATTGAGAGTGAGTGAGCGTAAATATGATATATCCGGAAATTACAGGCAAAAGCGGCGAACATTTACGCCTGAACACGCTGGAAGCAGTCTGGATCCAGGGGAAATTACGGATGTGGGGGCGGTGGTCGTATATCGGTGGGGGTAAATCCGGAAATATGTTTAACCGGTTACTGGTTTCGAAAAAGCTGACGAAAACAGCAGTTAATGAGGTTTTACGCAGCATGAAGAAATCCGGGCTGGAAAAACCGGAACTTGAGGCATTTTTTCGGGATATGACCAGAGGGAAGCAGAAGAGCTGGTTGTCACATTGTACAGACACAGAGGCGTTGATTATTGATCGCGTTATCAGTGAGGTGCTTGGGGAATATCCCGGGCTAATCAATATTCTCCGGCAAAGGTACGAAGGACGGGGAATGAGTAAGAGAAAAATGGCAGAATGTTTAAATCGTACTCACCCGGAATGGTGTTTCAGCACATGTGAGAAACGTATTGCAGGTTGGTTAGCCGTGGCTGAACACATGCTTTATGTACCTATGCACGATTCATTTCGATAAAAAAAGCTTGCTTTTTTACGCAGAAACAGCTTGAATTCCTGTAAGCTTCGCAAAGCTGTATCGCGAGGCGAAATGCAAGTTTTTTCGCACAAGGAAGCCACCGGAAGGTGGTTTTTTTGTGTCCGTAATATACAGCAGCGCAATAAATTCGCTGGTGGTTATTAATACCGTTCTTTCAGGTTGCTGGCTTTTTCGACAAGAGTTATTGGTGTGTCACGTTAACCGGAAAAGGGAAAAAGACATGCTGAAACAGCAGGATATGACAGAAACCGCCAGAGTGGTGTTTAATGAATTAAGCGTTACCGACCCGGCGACAGTCGGGGAGATTGCGCAGAATACTTACCTTTCACGCGAACGCTGCCAGTTAATACTGACCCAGCTGGTTATGGCGGGTCTGGCAGACTATCAGTTTGGTTGTTACAGACGCCTTCAGTCCTGAAGGCTTTTTTATTTGTGGTAAATGGGCGGCTGGTGGGTGTAAGGGGCACCCACCAGCCATCTGCTCATGCGTTGGGTTCACAAGCAAACCTCAGGCCCACTGCTTTGCGCAAAAGCAGAAT